ACCGTTTATCGAGTCGGGCAATGTATTACTTCCAGAATTAGCGCCTTGGCTATCTGATTTTTTAAGTGAGTCAGAGAAGTTTCCAAGCGGTAGTCATGACGACCAGTTAGATCCAATGTTTGATGCAATAGAGCGAGTGCAGACAGCACCAGCCAAGAAAATTAAAAAACCTATTTCAGTGCCTAGGAAAAAGAGAATATAACCGTGGAAGAGTCAGAAGAATTACGTAAAAAGCTTGAAAGCGATCTGCGTGATTTACAGAAAGACGCGGATGTTATGTCTGAGCAGCGCGAGAAAGCCAACTCAGATATGCGCTTTATAAATGTTGATGGCGCACACTGGGATGATTTTCTAGGTGATGATTTTGAGAATAGAGCAAAACTAGAATTTGACTTAATTTCAACTCATAAAAATAAGTTTGTGGGTGAATGGCTAAATAACTATGTGGGCGTCGAGTACAAACCTGATGGTGATGATACAACAGATGATGATGCTGAGTTTTTAGGTAACTTAAGAAGATCGGACTACAGGGATAACTCAGGGGAGATATCAATAGTTAATGCTATTGATGAAATGGCTACTTGTGGTTTTGGCGCTTATGGAATTAGCCCTAGATTTGTTCACGATGATGACCCTGAGCAAGACCACCAAGATATTGAGTGGAGGCCTATCTACGGAGCTTATAACTCCATTTTCTTCGATAGATCATCAAAGAGAATTGATAAAAAAGATGCTCGATGGGTAACTGAGATTACAGGTTATACAAAAGAGGCTTTTGAAGAGGAGTTTCCGGGTTTAGATCCTGTATCTGCATACACAATGAACTCTGATGTATGGAGTGTTTACTCAGGAGAGCTTAGCGAAATATACGTAGCAACACGCTATGAAATAGAAGAAAAGAAAGCAAAGGTTTTCGTTTATAACAACTTGGCTACAGGCAAGGTTGAAGTTTTCGCTAATGATGATCATGAGGATATTAAAGACGAGCTAGCAGAAGACAATAAGTACAGGTTCGTAAGAGAACGCATGGTTATGCGCACCCGGGTATTGATGTCGAGATTTACTGGTAAGCAGTATATTGAAAAAGCCAGACCTATTGCTGGTAAACGATTACCAATTATCCCTCTATACGCCTATCGAGTAATCATTGACAATGAAGAGCATTACTTCGGTCTGGTAAGAAAATTAAAAGATCCAAACCGTGTGTTTGATGTTCAGGCTTCACAGGTACTTGAAAACTCAACCTCAGACGGGCAAGAAGTGCCAATCTTCGAGCGTGAGCAAATGGAAAGTCAAGAGGTTCGCAACCTTTGGGCCGACAAGAATAATGTACCGTTCCTGTTGGTTGATGCAATAAAGGATAGTAACGGGAACATCATATCAGCTGGGCCTATTGGGTTCAGCAAACCACCCATGCTTAATCAAAATGCAGCCGCCTTACTTGACTTAATGCCTAACTTCATTAGAGAGGTGACAGGTGGAGCACCACAGGACACATTAGACCCTGACGCATCAGGCAAGGCCATAAACGCAATAATTAAACAGGTAAACCTAAACACCACACCTATCAATAAAAACATTGAAATAGCGCTTACACTTGATGGTGAAGTGTATCAATATCAAGCAAGTGACGTATATAAACAAAAAAGACTGAAACGAACCTTATCAAAAGATGGCACAGAAGGCAGCGAAACACTTCATAAAATCATAGCCGACAAAGAGACTGGTCGATTAATAGAAGCCAATACAATTTATGGGAAGCGTTTCAAGGCTTATCCCGATGTAGGGCCTCAGTACCAGACAGAGCGAGAGCGAACCGTTGAAGTCCTCAAAGAAATGATGCCAAGCTTCGCGAGTATCGACGATCCAGACGTTAAAAGCTTCATACCTGTAATGCTATCTACGATTGTAGATAATATTTCCGGCGTTGGATTAGATCCAATCAAGAAACACAATAGACAGCTAATGCTTAAACAAGGCTTAGCTAAACCTGAAACGGACGAAGAAAAAGCATACGTCCAGAAAATGATGCAGCCAAAAGATGATCCAAACCAAAAGCTAATGGAAGCAGCAGCACAGCAGCAGATAGCAGAAGCTAAGAACCTACAAGCCGCGACTATCGACAAGATAGCAAGCGCGAAGAAAAAAGAAGCCGAAACGCAAGAAATCTACAGCGAATTAGGCATTAATCAACTTAATCAATTATTAAACTCAAGAAAGCAAATCTTGAGGCAATAAGTCACTGCGACTCTAAGCAGGGCCGTCAGGCACACTCTAAAAACCATTACAGAGGAAAAACCATGGGTATTGATGCGGAAAACGATCAAGGCGAAGTTTTGCCTGAAGAAAATCACGAAGAGCTAGAAGTTGAAGTCAGTCGAGAGGCTGTTGAGAGTGACAGAGATAGTGAGAAGGAACAGGAAGAGCAAGCCGAAAATCAAGAGGTAACGCAACCTCAAATAACGCAAGAACAGCTTAATAGCGTTATCCAAAGAAAGACTAGAAAGGCAAAGCAGCAAGTAGAGCAGTCAGAAAGCAAAAACGCACTACTTGAAGAGAAGGTGAAACTGTTAGAGCTTAGCTTAGAGCAGGAGCGTGGGAATAAAAAAAGTGCGGAGCCAAACCCTGATAATTATGAAGGCGGGGAGTGGGATGAAAAATACAAACAGGATGTTAATAAGTATCAGCATGAGCAGTTAAAGAAAACCGTTCTAGAGACTGTTAGAAGCGAACAGAACGCAATCGAAAGAGAGCGAGTTGAGCGTGAAAAACAAGATCAAATAAGACTCAAGCAAGAGATGCACTACAGAAAAGCATTAGAGCTAGGAAATGACGATTATGTGCAAAACGAAGACCGGGCGATTGATGTACTTGGTGAGGATGCAGTAAATCATATTATCCAAAACTACGATGATTCTCATGTGCTTCTTAATTACTTAGGTCACCCAGCGAATGCAAGTAAAGCAAGTTCTATATCTAGTCTTGTCAAGGGTAATGCCATTAAAGCTATCGATGCGATAACGAGGCTTTCGGTAGAGCTATCGGTTAAGCCGGAAGTGAAAGAGTCCGCACCAAATCCAGTTGACCCCTTAAAAGGGGGTAATGCGGGCGAGCAAATGCCGGCTTGGATGAAAGGTGCGAAATTTGAATAAGAGGAATACTCATGGCAAATAATCTAGAAAGTAATATCACGCTTAAACTAGCGAAAAAGTTCACGGAAAAAGTGGAAAGTACCCGTGTTTTATCTAAAAACGTAAATACACAGTTTTTGAATAATGCCTTTAATGCTTCAACTGGTGATGAAGTCGGCATGAAGCGACCAACGGACTTTAAAACAATCCGTACAACAGATGGTGATGTGACAGCGGAAACAGCATCTCCAATCATTGTAGGTCAAGCCAAAGGCAAAGTGCAGGATTATATAACTGTATTTGTTGAATATGATGAGATTGAAGAGGCGCTTAAATTAGATCAGTTGGATGAGCTTCTGGCGCCAGCGGCAACGCGAATGGTGACAGATTTAGAGCTTGATTACGCAAGCTTTATGATGAAAAACAGCGCACTTAAAGCTGGTAACGTTGGCAGTCCGGTTGCTGCATGGTCTGATGTGGCTGAGGCGTCAGCTGTTATGGCTGCTCATGGTGTACCAGCGGGCGATTGGATGTACACTGTTAACCCCTTCACTCAAACTAAACTGGCTGACAATCAGCGAGGCTTAGGCTCAAGCAATGAGTTGATTTCGCAGGCTCATAGAGCTGCGATTATTAGTGATAACTATGCAGGCATGAAGGTTATGCAGGCAACAACACTATCAACCTATTCTACTGGTGCGGGAGCGGATAGAGCGGGCACTTTAGCTGTAAGCCCTACAGTCACGTATGCGGCCCATAAGGATTCAATGGTACAGTCATTAGTGGTAACTGGTTTTAATGCTAATTTAGTAGTAAAAGCGGGTGAAACAGTCACAATTGCTGGTCGAAAACGTTTAAATCTATCTACCCGCAAACTGGTTATTAATGGTGATGGCAATGAAATTTTGTACTCTGGCGTTGTTACGGAAGATGTGACGCTTGACGGGTCTGGCGCCGGTACATTGCTTGTTTCTGGCCCAGCTATCTATGAGGCTGACGGTGCATACAATACAGTTGATAGTGCGCCAACATCAGGTGATGTTGTAACACTTGGCGGCGCTGCAAGCTCCATCTACCAGCCTAACCTATTCTGGCATAAGAATGCGTTTTCAATTGGCTCTGTACCTATTAAGAAACTCCATTCAACAGATACCTTGGCGAAGACAGCAGATGGTTTGCAAATTCGTGTATCTAAGGGATCGGATTTCAAAGGAAATAGCCAAATGGTTAGGTTTGACCTACACCCTGCGTTTGGCGTGATGAACCCATTCTTTGCCGGTCAAGGCTTCGGGGTATAACAAAAGGGGCTTCGGCCCCTTTATTTTAGAGGTTAGTTATGGCGATTTTTATTAAGAAAAACGGTCAAGAGATTGAAACTAATGATCTTGATGAAACATTAAAGGCAGCTGTTCGTCTTGGATGGAAGTTAAAGGATACTTCTACAGAAACAGAAACAGAAACAGAAACAGAAACAGAAACAGAAACGCCGTTTAACATTGATACAGCCGATTTAGACCAATTAAAAGCCAAAGCAAAAGAGCTAGGCTTAACGATGGCTCATAACATTGGTGAAGAGTCTGCGCGCAGCAAGGTTAAAGAAGCACTGAAATGAGTTCAGGCACAGAGATTATACAAAATGCATTCCAACACTTAGGGGTGCATTCTGTTATTGCGCCAGCCGGTGCAGAGTCAATATCCATCGGCAAAGACACACTTAATAGCATGATTGCTTCATGGCTGGCTATCGGTCTTGATTTAGGTTGCAACGAACTGAATAAGCCCGGTGATGAATTGGCTGAGCCACTCAGCGCCAAAAACTGCATAGAGTTAAACCTAGCTATCATGCTGGCGCCTTCGTTCAAAAAAGAAGTAGGGCGCACACTAAATTCAAATGCAGTAAAAACATTAAAAGAAATTAAAAAGCAGTATCAATCCATTACCGTTCCGAAAAAGAAAGTATCGTCAACTATGCCGCTAGGTGCAGGCAATAGACGAGGCTATTTTCATCGTAACTTTGCTGGCAATGACAACGAGCTAGATTAATGAGAGTTGATATTCCGTTAGGGCTGGTTGGTACTGAAAATCTACCAAAAACAAAGCGATTACTTAAAAACTGCTTTAACAATGGCCAAGGTAGAGCCATCGCAAGACCGGGTATAGAACTAATCAATGATACAAATAAAGTATCAAGAGGAAGCTTTGTTTGGAACGACAGCCTTTATCATGTCTTATCTCAAGAACTGGTAAAAGTCACAGATACCCAAACAGGCGAATATACCGTTATCGGCACGATTAACGGATCCTACCCTGTTACGTGTGCAATTGGTTTTAACCACGCTGTCTTGGTTGAGAAAGGTGGCGAGTCCTACACGCTCGATAAAAGCGACACACTTACAAACACAAGCGGTAATACTAACTTTGTGCCATTTGTCGGTGTAACACATATAAACGGTCGCTTTGTGTATGTACCGGCTGATGGTGAACCTGCATTAGTATCTGACGTGGGTGATGGCTCAACTATTCAAGCATTAAGTTATTTTGACGCAGAAGAGTTACCCGATAAGAATAACGGCTGCTTTAACTTAAGCAATACATTATTTATCACTGGTACAGACTCAATAGAGCTGTTCCGTGATGCAGGTTTAACGCCTAATCCTTTTCAGCGTGTCACAGGCGCACGAATACAAAACGGCTATATTGGCGGCTTGCTGGAATATAACGGCACATTTCTA